CGCTCCACTCCACATCGGCTTTGAGCTTCTGCACGGGGTCCGTGATGGCTGCAAGCAGGTCTAAGGCCTGCGTGTACAAACCCAGCTCAATCAGCGCCAGCTTGCCCTGGCGGTTTGTGCAGGACTGGGGGACTGGCAGAGGTGGCTCTACCCAGACAGCCAAACCATCTATCAGTTTTGCAACGTAGTGCGGTGCAGGCTGGGGTTCCAGAATTTCAAGCCAGTCATCACCCGTGGGTACCGGGAAAGACTGCAGCAACAAAGTTTTCTTGTTGAGATAGAAAGTCATTTTTTCCCTCACGACTTCTGTTTGATGGCGTAGATACCTGAGACGCCATAGCCGCTTGTGAAAGTGAGCATCTTCATGACACTTTGACCACCTGGTGCCTCTGGTTGCCTCAAGACACAGCCTGTATTGGCATTGCCTGAACTGAATGCCATGTAAGTGCCACCATCTGACTGATGAGCAATGCTGGGCATGTATGCCTGTACGCTGGTCAGACCAGAAGCGCCAGCCGTTGAGTGCTTCAGCACCAGCAACTCGCCTTCTAGAACCTCACGGCTCAAAGTCAACTCCACAACATTTCCGGCGCTTCCAATCCACAGCGCTTCTGGCTCATAGCGAATTGCGCCAAGTCGCTGCACCTGCGCATCAACCCGAGCCAGCTGCGTTGCAATCTGCGCTGCATCAATGGCACCAGCGTTCTGCACTTCTGAGAACGCACGGAAGATATAAACAATGTGGGCTGTTTTGACGCGGTTTTCCTCAGCAGTTGGCACGGAGAGCGAAGCGTCGAAGGTGAAGCCATAGGCTGGGCCGCTCGTCATCGCTGACTCATGCCCCGTACCTGATGCGAAAGACCGCAGAGCACCTGTACCTGCGGGCGAACCTTGGTTGCCTCGCTTATTGCCGTTAACCGCGTTAAGTTGGCCCACGATGTTTCGAATTGCATCATCTACCCAACTGCCGTTCAGAGATTCCGGGCTGCCGCGCAAGTAGAAAGCACGATCAGTGCCCGCAGCATCGTTCAAGTCCGGAGCGCGAACCCAAGTCAACCCGTCACCGCGTGACCAGCAGTTTTTGTTTGAGGGCCAATCAACGTCGTCGACAACATGCTGTTGCCCCGCCCAAATCGCTTCACATACCTGCGGGTTGTCAGCATGCTGAATCACTTGGCCGTCATAGGCATAGAACCCGACAGGAATGGTGCTGCGTGGCCCATGATGAATATCAAACTCAAACAAACGGCCTTCGCCGGAGCCAATGGTTTTCCACTTCTGCGCACCCCAGTCGTACCACTCCAGCTTGCCTGTGTCGGCGTTGCCTCGCACCAAGAACTTGCCCTCATGCTGTGCTGGATCAGGGCGATCAGATTCCGGGCCGGATGGAAAAATCGCTGCACCGGTTTGCCCCGTCGTCGGCACACGGTTTTCAGCCGAAGCAGCGGCAGTTTCTGCACGGGCTGCGTCAGTGGCTGCTGAACCAGCATGTTCAAAGGCAGCACCAGCAGACGCTGCTGCTGCACTCTTGTGCTCCAGCGCTGCATCGCTTGCTTGGCGTGCTTCGTTGCGGTAGCCCATTGCATGATCGGCCTGCGCAATGGCTATCTCTGCTGCAGCAACAGCTGCTTCACCAATTTGCTCTATCTGCTGCGCCTGCTCGTTCATTTGCGGGACAGCTCGCGCAAGATCAGACCAAACCTGCGACGCTCGAACTTCAAAAACATCCGGCGGATCTGCAGGTGTAGGTGGTTCGCTAATTAGATCCACTTGAGTGACCATGCTTCATCCTTTTCCAAAAGAAAAAACCCGCCTCGATTGCTCGGGGCGGGTTGGTTTATTTTGTTCTTGCTATTCGATGAGACCTTCGAGGTTTAACGATAGCTCGAAGTGCTTGCTGTATTCAATGCCAATGTCGTAGTCGCTATACCAGCCATAAACGTTGGGTTGCTCCATCGTTTTGGAGATCAACCACAACAGGGGTGTGGCACGCAAACCAGACAAAAGCCTGTCTACATTGTCAAGTTGCTTATTTTCACAGAGCACTTGCAGTGAGCGCGTACGGGCAAATCCGCGCTTAAGCAGCTCCACCTCTCCCCACTCGTTCGTGGTTTTGCGGGAGTAATCGCGAATGCCCATACGGACACCCTTCAGCACGCCAAGACCGATCTGCTCACGCTGGCCCACCAAAATAACGCCTATGCCAGCATCTGCTGCTGCCTCAATGTCGATCCGAACCACCGCCGTACGGTAGCTGGGCAAATCCATGGCGTAAAAGGCCTTGCGCTCACGACGCACCCCGAAAGTCCACGGATACCACCCCGACGAGTCCGGGTGCGTCCACAGGACGGTGGTTTTGTCGTACACAGTGCCGTAGCCAGGATCAATCACCCGAATGCGCACAGAGCGCAGCCCATCGATAGCCAGTAAAGCCACTGAGTTAACTGCTTTGCCCGTCTTAATCTCAAACCACGCGGATTCAGCAAATCGTGTCTGCGTAGAGTGAGACAAATCAAAGGCTTTCATGCGGTTTGTGGGTCCCAGCTGCACCCACCAAGTGCCATTCAAATCAGGTTGATTGCCGAGATTGTCAGCTTGCAAGCTCAGATAAACAAAATGCCCGTGGATCACACGGGCATCTTCTGGGTAGCTCTCTAATGGGTCGTAAGCCGGATACTCATCTTCAAGCACGCTGGACTCGACCATGGCCGGGGTCACCGTCCACGGCCGCACTACAGTGAGCGTCATGCAATTACCTCTCTTTTCTCTGGCAGCCCCTGCGTCTCCCAGCGCATCAGCAGGCGGTTGTTTTCCTGCTGCAACTGAACGATCTTCGATGCCTGCGCCCTCTGCTCCTCTCGGAGCTCGCGCAACTCACGAACCACAGCATCGTTAGAACCACCACCCATCAGCGCTGCGGTTTGACCGGCACTCCAGTAACGTGCAGGACCCGTCACCTCCAGCTCTGGGCCACGCTCGCCCACTAGGCGAAGACCACCCGCGTGCAAGCCACCAGCCGCAAATGCTGGAATGGCTTCCCCCTGCAGGGCTGCAACAATGGCACGCAAACCATCCAGATTGCTGGCGCTGCCTTCTTTGATGGCTTTCACCAGCAGATCTTCTGCTGACTGCGTAACGCCGCTCAGATTGGCCAAGGCCGCGTCGATGCTGTCCAGCAACCCCAAGGCCACGTCTTGATAGTCGTCGCTCTCTGCATCACCTTCCAGCAAGCCAGCTGCGTTGCTCGCTTGCGCAAACAGCTTGGCTGTCTCAATGCGCCAGTCCTCACCGGTTGCCGCTTCGGCTTTCAGGGCTTCGCTCAGGCCCGCCAAGTTGCTGGCCATGGCATCCACGTAACCCGCTCGGGTGCTGCCCGTGGTGGCCAGGGCCATTGCGTAGTCAGTTGCGTAGCGGCTGCCCAGCTCTGCCGCTGTCTGTGCTGTGTTGAGCTGCCCCAGCCGGAGCTGATCGACCACCCCGCGGAGGTTTCCTGCGCTTTGCAGCATGGCTTGCACAGCCTGCGCCTGCGCTTCATAGAAGTTCACCACCTCACCGCGCAGATCACTGAGCTTGTCTACGCTGCCTGCGGCATCCGCCACAAATTGCGACATTTCCTTGGCATAGTCAACTCTGGCCTGCTCCTGCGCCTTTTGCGCATCGGCCAGTGCTTTTTGAGCCTCCGCCAGCCGCTGTGCAGCAGCTTGGGCAGTTTCTGCCAAGGCGTCATAAGCGTCTTGCTGCTCACCCGCCGCTTGGTTCAATGGATCCAGCTTGGGTTGAAGGCTGGCGATGAGTGCCTGCTCTTTGGCAATGGCGGCATCAATGTCTCGTTGCCAGCGCTTGCGTTTGCTCAGGCTGTGGCCACTTTCTTCACCATCACCCCAGATGCGTGATGAATCCCACTGGTGGTAGGCAATGCGCCCTTGTGCCGCTGCAATCTGGCTTGCTACCGCGTCACGCTCTGCGGTGGCAGCATCACGCTTTTGCTGTGCTTTAGCCAGCACCTCCTGGGCCGCGTCGTGGGCTGATTGCGCATCGGCAGCAGCGGCACCCGCAGCCAGGGAAGCGGCTGCTGCACCGTCAACGCCACTTAAACTGGGGGCAGCCACCAATGCGCCAGCAATGCCGGCCGCAATGTCTGCTGCACTCATGACATCGCTGCCGCGCAAGATTGTCTTGCGGTCTGCCGCCACATCAGCGCTGAGGCTATCAACGGCAGATTGCAGGTCGCCAAAGAAGCTGCCCACACTGCTTGCCAGAACCGCCAGCTCTTTTTGCCAGACGTCAGCGGCACTCTTGAAGCTGCCTTGCATGCCTAAAAGCACCGCTGCAAGCTCTGCACCTGCATCACCGGCGGCGAGCTGCTGCTCTACCAGGGCGCGGTACTGCTCGGTCGTTGCGGGCAGCTCTACGCCATATTCAGCCAGCACTTCACTCATCTGCGCCGCAGACTTTTCGGCGCGCTCTTGCTCTGTGTAGAAGTTCTGGTAGTAGCCCTCGACGCTGGCAGCCAGCGCGTCAAAGCCGCCTGCGGTGCGCACCAGCGTGGTCTGCACGGAGGCTGCCAGGTCATCAAAACCATCGACGTTGACCGCCCAGCTTTTGAAGGCCGAGTCCATCAAAGCGATTTGCTGCGCCGCCTGTGCAAAGCCTTCGGTGGTGATTGCTCCACCCAGCCCATCGAGCACGTCACGCATCCAGCCTGGAATGTCGGCCTGCTTGAGCTGGCCCACAAACGCCCCAGCCATCGCACTGCTGTACTGCTGCCAGGCTTTATCGTGGTTGCTGCTCAAGTCCCGGTTGTCGTACTTGACCAGGACCTTGCCGGTTACCTCGTCGATGATGCGGAAATAGCCGTAGCTCTCCTCATCGTCATACTTGGGGTTGATCGCAAAACCAGCGTTGATGCCAAGCTTGTTGCCGCCTGTTTGCTCGATCAGGCCGTTGTAGACACCCAGCAAGCCGCCAGCCAGACCGGCAAGTGACTGATCCAAGGCTGCGTTGGAGCGCTTGTACAAGTCACCCGCCTTGTTGCCACCCACTGGCAGCCCCAGGGCGATGGCAACTTGCCGATCATTGAGACCTTGGCTGGAGTACGTGCCGCCCACGTGATTGGCTCCGCGCGAGCTGAAGCCGCCCAACGCTCCATCCAGCAGGCCACCCAGCGTTGAGCCCAACATGGCACCAACAGGCCCACCAAAGTACGTACCCACCGCAGAACCCAGTGCAGACCCATAGTTGCCTTTGGACAAGCTGTACAGCGCAGAGCCGTAGCCAAACACATCGCCTGCAATATTGATTGCATCCGAGAACTGAGCCACCGTATTGCCAAAATCCACGATGCCCGAGCCCAGCGATTCAAAGCCCTTGCCAAACAGCGTGCCACCAAGCTGCTGGATATTGCTGGCCATGCCCATGCCAAAGTTGCTGAACACGGGTGATGTGAATGCGCCGTAAGCCTGCTGGGCAAGGTTAGCGATACCACCCACGCCACCAGAGGCAACGCCAGAAGCACTTGCCTCGCCCGTGCCCAGCACACCGCCTACCACGGTTTGCACCACCGGCTGCAGCACCAGGGTGCTGAACAGGCGCTTCAAGTAGGTGGCAGCATCCTGCCCACCGGACATGATGTAGTCGGCAAGGGTGTCACCAATGGTTTGGCTCACGCGCTCCCAGTCTTTAGCTGCTTGCTCAGCCGCCTTTTTGTTGGCCTCCTTGACACCTTTTTGCGCAGTAGCCGTGACCAGCTGTTTGCGGGCATCAATCTCTTGACGCAGGTAGTCCAGCGTCTGCTGGCTTTCGCCGCGCTCCACGGCCTGCTGGTAGGCGTTCTCAGCACGCGCCAGCGCCAAGCGTTCCACGGCCTCGGCTAGCGTGATGTTGGCAGCCTCGGCGTAGGCAGAAGCCTCAGCTTCATCCAGCAACTTGCGCACCGAGTCCTGCACCGAGCGCAAAGAAGCCTCGCGGGCTTTTTGCATGTCGGCCAGAGCCTTGGCCACATCGGACTGGTTTTGCAGCCACAGTTCGTTGGCCTCGGCTTCTTGCAGCTGGGCGCGGGCGTATGCAATCTGCCCTGCTGTCGCTTTGTTCTTGCTGTTTGCTAGCAAGGACTCGAGCTGAATGCGTGCGCGCTGGCTTTCGGTCAGCTTTTCACCCTGGGCGATCTCAAGGCGCTGGGCCGCAGTCTTTGCCTCCAGGCTCTTGATGAAGGACTGGATGGCGCTTTCGGCAGACTTGTTGCCCTTGGCCGCTTCTGCTGCCGCCTTGGCCTCGGCTTTACCTGCCTCGGTACTTTCGTGGCGTCGCTTGTTTGCCTCCGTTACCGCCTTGGAATACTCTGTCGCCGACAGTGCGCCCTTGGCATAGGCACTCGCAAGCCCCTCAATATCCGCGGCGAACTGCTTGGTGATGCCATCGTTGCGCTGGGCAAGAAATTGCTGGCTGCCAAACAGGTCTTTGTAGTAGCCATCGCGGTTGCCGCGAGTATTGCCAGTCTCGATGTCGCGCAGCGGCTGTGCAGCATTTGCCGGGTTGATGCCTGCCAGCGAGTCCTGTGCAGCCTTTGCTTCGCGCAGCTTGTCTACCAAACGCTGTGCGTGCGCGTAAGACTCCCGCAACATCAGATTGGAGCTGGAATGAGCGCCAGCGTCCTTCAGTTCTTGCAGGCGCTTTTCTGCATCCTTGAGCTTGTTGCCTGCCTCAAGCGCGCTGTAGCTGATGGCGTTGATTGGGTTCACAAACTCCAGCGCAGCCGCCGCACCTGCCAGCAGCTGACCGCCAAACCCATCGCCTGCGACACGCGCCTGCTCTACGCGCTGATTGAAGTTGGACAACCCATCGGACAGGATGTCCATCTGGCCAGCCCAGAATTGGCTGACGCCGCTATCCCCTACATTCTCCTTGAATCGCGTCCACGCGCTAATGGCGCGATTGACTGAGGCATCTAGGCGGTTTGCCGCTTTCTCTGGGGCGTCACCAAGACTTCTCTCAAGCTCTGCGGCGAACTTCGGCAGGAAGTCGTCGGCCAAAACTTGACCGTTTTCCAGCATCTTGCTCAGCTCTGAGGTGGTCGCGCCCATGGCGCGGGCGGCAATCTGAAACGCACCAGGTAAGCGCTCGCCCAGCTGGCCGCGCAATTCCTCAGCCTGCACATTGCCCTTGGAAATCATCTGCTGCAGCGCCAGCAGTACGCCATTTACATTGTCCGTTGACAGCCCCATGACTGCCGATGCTTTTGCAATCGACTCAAATACAGCGCGCGCCTGCTGACCCTCCATGGCCGTGCCACGTGCTGCAGCCTGAAACTGCTGGTACGCCTGTGCAGTGCCATAAAACTCAAGGCCAAGTCGATGGGTTACGTCGCGCAGATATGCAATCTCATTGACGCTGCCGCGCGATGAGGCAAAGTCAAGGCCAATACGCAAGCGCTCCGCTGCAGCACTGGCGTCATAGAGCGTCTTGGTGGTGGTGATTAGGCCTTGCACAGCAAAGCCACTCACCGCCACCGCAGCGGCGGCATACAACCCCTTGAGTGATGCAACCAAGCTGCCAGACGCACCTGCAGCCTCTTGCTGCTTGCGCTTCAATTCGTCCAACTGGTCCAGCAATGGCCGCAGGGCGTTCTTATCCACCCCTTTGAAGCTCGCCATGCGCTCCCAGTAAACGCGATTGTCTTTGGAACCAGCCTCCAGTGTCGCAATGTACCGCTGCAGGCTTTGTTGCATTGTGCGGGTGTCGCGCGCCACCTTGGCTGCAGCTTTTTCGCCACCATCGCCCGCTCCGCCCAAGTCTTGCGATGCCTTTTTGGCTGAAGCGCCAAGTGAGGCAAGGCTTCTTTTTGACTTGGCCACGCCTGCTTCTACGCCTGTTGCATCGGCGGTAATGCCAATGATTACATCGTTCTTGTCCATGGCGGCCTCAAAATGAAAAGCCCGCCTAGCAAGAGCCGAGCGGGCAAGAAAAAGCCGCCCGGAGGCGGCTTGTGAAAATCCTGATCGTCAGACTTGCGGGATTAGCGCAGCCTGGCAGTGCTTGCACTTGCGCGCGTCCTTGCGCACCAACTCCCTGCAGTCCGGGCAGTGCACATGAGTCTCTGGGGTAATTTTGTTCCCCGCCTCATCGCGCGGCGTCTTGTCGCTCGCATCGCCAGCGATGAGCAAAAAAATTCCCGCCAACACGGGCGAGATCAGGCACGCCAAAAAGAACCAGCCGAAGCCAGTTCTCTGCCACTTTGCTGCTAAAAAGCCGACCGCCACAGCGAAGCCAATCCACAAAAGAAAAAACTCCATCACACCTCCTTATATAGATAGGCGCGATGGTATCTAACCGTTTCAGCCGGGCAATCACTCACTCTTCGGCGCAAACTCCCGCATGGTGGCCAGCGCTTCGGCCTCCATGACCATCAGGTCGTCGTGCAGACCGCTCCAGCCATCATCATCAAGCCCAAGCCTGTCCATCAGCGGATAGATGGCTTCCCACTGCAGGCCAATGGGCACACCACCCATAGGCGGCGTGCGCCAGCGTGAGCCAACGCGCTGAAAAAGCCACATGGCCTGCTCGTTGTCAGGCCAAACCTCGACCACCTCGGTTTCGTAGTCCTCTAGCTCAAAGCCTTCGGACTTAGCCTCTGCCTCGGTGATCTCTGGCTCGTGCAGCGCACGGGCAATGGCCTTCAGTTTCCCAGGCGGCCTTTGAACAGTGCGGAGTCGATGTTGCTCAGCAGCGAGGCAATGTAGCCAGGCAGGATATCTTCCAGAGCGATGAGGTTGTCTGCGCTCAGCTCATCTTCCAAATTCCAAGCCGTGGCCACCTGCATCACCAGTTCGGCAGCCTCATTGGCGCCATCGCATACCATCTTGGCAAAACTGAATTCGCCATCCTGTGTTTGATTCTTGCGCAGATCGGCAATGTGGCCGTCGCGCATTTCTGCCCAGGTGGACTTGCGCACGGCGTTGATGGTCACGCTAACTTCCACCTTGGAGCCGTCAGGGCGCTCCACAGACACCGGCACGGCGATGGAAGGCAGTGCATCGGCCAACTGCTTCAGAGATGCAGCAGGGATGGATTTGATTTTTTCTTTGGTCATTTCAATCTTTCAGCAGTGGCAAATAAAGCCCGTGCCACACCACCGCCTCTGCTGAAAGAGACGAGTGGTGCGGTCGGTGCATGGGATTGGCCGAAGCCAGAAAAAAGAAGCCTGCTAGATGCAGGCAGAAGAGTTAAGCACCAGAGGCATAACGCGTAGAGACGTTCTGCGCGTTGAAGGTGCCCTTCACGGTGACGGCTTGGCCTTCGGTCAGTGTTTCTTCTTCGTTGAAGGAGACCTTGGCAGGGATAAGGGAAACAGCACCGGTCTTAGCGCGGCGGCGTACCACGGTGTCGGCATTGGTGTCAGACAGCATCTTGAGCGCTGTATAGGCAGGGGTGCCAATCATGTCGGCGTCCATGTCAAAGGTGCGCTGCACAGCGTTGAAGCCGTCGTTCAGGACGATTTCCACATCGGACTCGATGAACTTCACGTTCACCGTCTTGGCATCACCGCCGCTGGAGCTGTGGTTCAACGTCCGATCCAAGTCAACCCAGGCGCCTACCTTGCGGGCGGAGCCAGCGCCACCACCTGCCGTAAACAACTCGGTGTTGCTGGTGTCGATACCTTCCAGCACAAAGGCGTCGGCGGTCACTGACTTCACTCGGGCAGCGCGGAAGTTCAAGCGCCCCTATCCGCTGTAGATCAGCAAAATATCGCCAACGCTGTAGCCGTGTGCCACGCTAGAGCACGATGCCTCTGCTGCATTGGTAATAGCGGAAATGGTCTTCGCTGCAGCGAGGACGGTTGCAACCGAGTGAACGGTGCCATTGGGTGTACGCGCCATGTTTAGGCCTTTCAGAAACGAAATAAACCGCCAGAGCGGGTTGGTCACGCCCTTGCGGGCACAAAAAAACCGCCTGAAGGCGGTTCGTTGGTTATGGTTTAGATCACGACCAGATTTCCCAGACCTGCTGCACGCCGTGCAGCTTGGTTTCAGGTTCATAGGTCATGTGGTGGGCAGCAGATGGCGTGCAGGACAGATCCTCTAGATGGCGAAGTACAGCTTCAATCTGGTCGCGGATGCCGGCTCCTTGCATTGGTGTAGATGCCCAAACGCTGATTTGCACGCAGGCATTGCGTAACGCGCTACTATTTTCTAGATAGGAATAGTCCTTACCTCCTGTCTGCTGCCAGACCACGAACGGAGTCTGCACACCTGAAGGTGCAACGGTTGTGTATGTCCGCGGGCAAATTTCCTTAAGCACGGCTTCCAAGATTGCTTCCATTACTTTGCCTTCTTGACGCTTTGCTCCAAACGCGTTTTAACAACCAAAGCTGCTGCAGTTGCACCAACGTCGTAAGCCCTGCCGATAAAGTCATTGGCTGGTAACTGGCTTGTGCCGCGCAGCACCATGAAACCGTAAGGTGCTTCGGAATGGTTGAAGCTGACCTCATAGGTGGCTCTGCTAGTGTTGCTCCTGCCCTTCGCATAGACCTGATAGATCGACTCGCGCAGGTTCCCCGGCTTGAATGGACCGTAAACACGTCCCTCAATGTGGAACATATGCGGGGCCTTTGAAACCGGAGCTTCTGCGCGTGCACGCTCGTACAGCACCTGGGCGCCCGCCTGAGCTGCTGGCCGCACAGCTTCTTTGGCTGCCTTAGTGACGCCATCCAGCCGCTGTGTGACTTTCTTTAAATCAAGATCCAGTTTGAGCATGTATCACCCCCAGCCACCGTTACCTGAATCAAGTTTTGGCTCAGGATTGGCCGCTGGCGCATCCAACACTGGCAGAAGCCTGCACACCAGATCGACATGCTTGCGGTCGCCACTGGGCAAAACTGCCTCAATGTCAAACACTTGTGTGCCAAACAGCACGCGCATGCCTGGATCGATGCCAGTGCGCCAGCGGATACGCGCCGAAGCGCGCACTATCGAAACATCAGCACCAGAACGAATGGACTCAGAGCCTGACTGGAACCGAAAATTAGACCAGATTGGCTTGGCTGTGATGCTTTCCCATGCCTCTGGCAAAGGTGTGCCCCAGGCATCCTTGCCGCCTGTCTTGCGCTGGATGTAGATGGGGTCGCGAAGTTGGCCGGCTGTAGTCATGCGCCCCTCTCGTATTTCACGTAGGGCTCAAGCAGCCACAGCGCAGCCTGCGGAATGGGCTTGTCCTCTTCCCCCCGGAAGGCATAGAGGTGTCCGATGATCAGCAGCGCCACAGAATTGATCACACCATCCACGGCCACCATCTGCGCCTCGGGTTCTGCAGGAAACTCTTCCACCAGCTTGCAGAAAGTCTTGCCCTCGATCGCGCCGTAGGCTGCAGCGATCAGGCCTGTGATCAGCATATCCTCTTCGGCGTGATCCACGCGCAAGTGCAGCTTGGCTTGTTCGAGGGTGACTTTTTGCATTCAGGCCTCGTATAGAACGACAGCTGCACCAGATTCCACAGCGGCTTCTACCGCCTCCGCCACAGGGTCCAGCCAATGAGTATTGGATTGCACCAGTTGCTCGGGCACACCCAGCAGCACGGTCCCAGCGCGGTAACGGGTTTCGCCACCCAGGCAGCCATCGCACAGCACCAGGACATCAACCACGCCATCAGCGTCTGCATCATCCTGCTGCGCGTTCTGCGCCACCGCTTGTTCAGCTTCTTGCACCGCAGCGTTAGCGGTCACTTCTTGCTGCTCAGTCTGCGCCACCTCTTCACCTGCAGCAGCCTGCTTGGTTTGCTCGGTTTGCTCGGTTTGCTCGGTTTGCTCGGTTTGCTCGGTTTGCTCGGTTTGCTCAGGCAGCTTCGTCACTTCTTGCTGCGCAGTCTTGGTTTTTGCTTTGGTCATTGCTTTCTCCAACAAAAAACCGCCCAAAGGCGGTTTTGAGGTTGCTCAATCAGCGAATTGCCACTTAGGTGGCCGAGTTGGCGAAGTGCTTGACCGCAGAGCCAACGTCCACCAGATTGCCACCGGTACGCATGAAAGCCACGAAGCCCACCTGGCCGTTCAGGGTGAAGGCTGAATCGGTCATTCGGAACACGGTCAGGTCCATCACGTCGCGCACCATGTACTTGGAGAAGTCGCCAAACAGGATCGACTTGGCAGAGGCCGCCATGGGCGCCATGTGCTGATTGATGGAGAACGCACGACCCATCAGGCGGTCAGGCGCACCACCAGGGTTGCCGACTTCGTAGCCTGGCACAAAGATGGGGCGGTTATTGCCGTCCTTGATCTTGCGAAGCACCTTCAGGGTATCGTCATGGAACATCCATTTACCCAATGCGCGGTACGCGGGATCAACGCTGTGCTCCAAGTCCACCAGGTCGTCATATGTGACGGAGGTGGCGCCACCTGTGGCGGCTGTCTTGCCCAGAGTAGAGGCTGTCACGATGCCGCGTGGCTGGCTGGTGCCCGTGCCCACGGTGTAGTGGCGGTTGGTGATGCGGCCAATGCGGGTGGCCAGCAACGTCTGGATGTAGGCTTCCAAGTTGAACATGGAGTCCTGCAGCAGCTCAAAGGGCAGCGCAATCTTCTTGGACGAATACTTGAATACATCCAATGTGGCATTGCCAAATGCGGTTTCCCCCCCTGTAACTGGCGCGTTCTGACCCACGATTTCCCCCTCTTCCGCCGTAGCGTCAGTGGTGGGGAAGTTCATGGTTGCACCGGTGCCCGTCTGGAACACATGGGCCACAGGACGCACACCGCCCAGCACCTTCATGGCTTCGATCAGCTGGCGGCTGTACTCGGTGGCCACGGTGAAGCCGCCTTCGCTGCCGGTGGTGGTAGACATGGCGGCGCGAATGTCAGGGTTCTGGCGGGCAGCCATGGCATTACGCTGCTCTTGCGTCAGGGCAGACAAGCCGCCTTGCAGCATGGCGCGCAAAGCGTTGGCTTCTTGGCTTTGGGGAGCACCAGCAGTGGTGGCCGCGTTCATGGCCGCTTCGTGCTCTGCATGCTCATCGCCTGCCATTTGGTTCAAGCGGTTTTCGCGGGCAATTTCAGCGTCGATGGCTTCCACTTCGTTCAGCAAGGTATCCAGCGAGTTGCCATCTTCGGCAGACATGCGTTGGTCGGCACCGTATTTGGCGTTCAGCGCGCTCGCTTCTTTAGCCTTGGCATCGCGGCGCGCACGGAGTTGAGCGAGTTTGCTCATGAGTTTTCCTTTCTAGGGACGTAAAAAAACCGCCTCTAGGGCGGTTTGGGCTCTGGTGCGCTGCGCGCTCAGATTCGGGAAATGAGGTTCAGCCGCTGCACCTGGCGTGCGCGGTGGTCGTCGGTGATGTGGTTGTCTGGCTCAGGCGTCGAAGGCTCTGGCGCGGGCTCAGCTTCAGGCGCTAGGGCCTTGGCCTCTGGTTTGGGCGCGTTGTCGTAGGCGGACAAGTCCCAATCTGCAGCAGCCTTTGCACTGGATTCGCTCACTTCGTCAGCAAAGCCATGCTCTTTCGCTTCTGATGCGGTAAACCATGTCTCTGCAGCCATCCAGTCGTTGATGGCGCCCAGCTCTATTCCGGTCTTGGTGGAATAGGTTTGTGCCAAGGTGCCGTCAATCTTGTCTAGCAGGTCAGCTTCTTTGCGCAGGTCGTTGGCATTGCCCCAGCTGTACGTCCATGCTTTGTGAATCATGAACATGGAGCCAGACCCCATCACCACCTTGCCGCAGCCCCCTGCCAAAATGAAGGTGGCCGCACTGGCTGCGATGCCGTCCACATAACCAATCACGGTGCCTTTGTGGTCGCGCAGCGCTTGCTCCATGGCGCGCGCAGCGAATACGGAGCCGCCGGGGCAGTTCACACGCAAGTGAATGGTGGCAGTGGGGTCAACCTCGCGCACTGCCTTCACAAAGGACTCCGGCGCGATGCCACCCCACCACTCTGCTTCCTCCTCGCTAGAGACGATGTGGTCATAGAGGAAGATTTCCACATCCTTGCTCTCAGCCTTGGCCACCACCGAGAACTGGCGGGCTTTGGCCTTGCGGTTGTCAACGTAGAGCTTTGCCAGTCGATTCATCTTCATCTTTTTTCCCTTCTGGTTTCCCTGCGTTGGCCTTCAAGTTGTGGTTTTCCGGCAGGTTCTCCCGGCGGCGCACTTCCTGCGCATCCATCCAAGGCATTTCGCCTGCCCGCCCCATGGCAATGCGGTAGGCCTCGTAACGGGTTTTGAGGTCGGCGCGCTCCAGAGCCTCAACCACGTGTTCCAGGAACAGGCGCTCGCGCACTGGCCAGAACTTGCGGTTAAGCTCTTGCTTGATAGGCGTCAGGTGCCGCTGCAGCGTGTAGCGCACAAAGCCAATCCCCTGCTGCTCTACCCCGCTGCCCCAGCTGGTGGTCTTGTCGGTGTGGCCAATCATGTGAGGCGGCACACCCAAGATGCGGGAGATCTCCTCCACACCAAACAGGCGGGTGGACAGGATTTCCGCATCCTTGCTGTTGATAGACAGCTGCGCAGGCTCCAAGCCTCCGGACAAGATCAAAGGCCCCCGCCCACCGTTGGCTGCTCGCGCCAGCAGGGAGGCCTTCAGTTCCTTGAGCTGCGAATCGGTCAGGCGGCTGCTGGTCTTGAGGGCATAGTCAATATTGGCGTTGCCCGCAAAGAAAGTGCTCGTGTACTTCTGCGATGCTATGGCCGCGCCGATGGCTTCGCGTCCTGCGTAGGTAATGGGGCTGGGGCTGCGCAATCCATCAAAGCCAAGGCTTGGGAAGTGCAGCACATCCGCGCTATCCAGCGTGTAGGCCGACCCACCGTCTGCCGGTGTGATGCGGTACAGCACCTTGTCTCCACGTTTGAAGGGCTGAACATTCAACGGGTGATGCGGTTTAATGGCGGTGACCTTGGAGCTTTGCACGCGGGAGCGCACCAGCTCCGCAAAGCCATCGCCCTCGAACAGCTTGGAGCTGATCATGTACTCCCACAGGGCAAAGGCTGTCCAAGTGTCGCTGGCGCTTTCGTTGAGCAAGTACCAGTAATCGTGATCAGCCTTTTCCCGGGTGTTGCGCTCGTAAATCGACAGCGGCAACGATGCAATTGCACCAGCCACCAGCGACACAGCGGCATAGACCACCGACACGCGCATAGAGGTTTCGCGGGTGACTGCCTCGCCCGATGCGCTGCGGTGCGTAGCCCCCAAGAGGTTGGCCAGCTCATTCACAGTCATCGAGCCAGGCGGCATGTCTGCTGCAGCCATCAGGCCTGCACGCTCCACGCCACCTTTACGCCCTGCCAGCCAGTTGCCCAGCACTCGGCTGCCGCCAGAATTGGCGGTTAGATTGAATACTTGGGTCATTAATACAAGTCCAGTGAGTGAATCGCGGGGCCACCTTGTGCTTCGGGATTCAGTGACATCAGCTGCACAGCGTTGAAAAGTGCCATGAGCGGGTCGATCTTGGCCGTGCCGCTTGCCTGCTTGGTGATCAAGATGGCATTGCCTTTGGGCTCCACCTTGGCATTACCCACGCACCAGGCCATCATTGACTGCCCGCTGTGCTTAAGCACGCCCTCGGCAAGCTTGCGCTCAGCCGTTTTGATGGCCGACCCCAGCTTCCAGCCTTGGCTGATGCCGATGATCTTCTCTTGCGGTACACCAGCTTCCATCAAGGCTTCCAGCACGCCGCCAACCCCTGCGGGGTCAACACCCACTTTGTCCAGCAGGCCCATGTTTTCCACTTCGGCCACGATTTCAGCCAGCTCAAACACATCGTCCCCGATGCGCTTTACCAGCGTGAGGTCTCCAGCCTTGGAAAAGTCCATCAGCCTTGGGGCAATTTCTTTGCGGCGCTCCAGCACGGAGGGATGGGCCCAAGCATGGGACCATGACAGCCACGCGCCCGTTTCAGAGCACCGCCCAATCAGCGAGAACCCGAGCAAGTCATCCAGCCCACCGCCGTCAATGCCCGCAGTGACCACTTCGGCACGGCGTAGCAGCTCTGCGCGGCTTACACGCTGAACGGACGATTCCCAGAAGTCAGCGCCCGCCCACCGGTCAGAACGCAGGTTCAGGCCGATTTCCACATTCAAGTGCTTGGCCAAGAACTCCTTGAACTCATTTTCCCCACTGGCCTTAGCCTGGCTGTTCAGCTGGGTTATGCGCTCAATGTCAACGGACGCGCCCCAGTTGGGATTGGTCACATAGGCGTTTTCCAAGTCCTCGTAGGCCTTACTCTCCAGCATCGCTTTTGGAAACTCATAGATCACCGGCAGAAACTTGCGATCCTTGATGATTCCGTCGCGCACATCGCGTGCATATCGCAGCTTGCTCAGAAACACGCCGGCAGGCGGCTCTGCCGACTGCGTGGTGGCGTAAATCACAAACCCTTCAGGGCGCGAAGCCAGGCCGCCTGTGGCCTCCAATAGCATGTTGCTGGCCTTGGCCTGCTTGCCAAATTCGTGCAACTCGTCCACAAACACGAAGCTGGCCTTCTTGCCAGACACCGTATCGCTATCCGCCGCCACCACCTTCAAGGTTGCGCCTGTCTCTAGGTGGGTGATGGTGCGAAAGTAATCCTGCACCTTGAGCATGGCTCCAAGCTCTTCATCCGCCTTGATGAAATCCCGAATCGGCTTGTAGCTGTTGTCCGCGATTTCCTTGGTGGGCGACAGAATCAGCAACTCGGCCGACTGGCGCCAGTTCATCAGCAGCGCGGTAAGCATGATGGCCGCTGCAATCGTAGATTTCGCGTTCTTTTTGCTCACCATGAGCATGAACTCATTGATAAGTCTACGACCGCTCTCAGGGTCTTCCGCCCCAAAAACCGCCATCACAAAATCGCGCAGCCATGGCAACGAGGCATCGCCAAGCAGCGGTTGGCCAGCCACATCGGTCAGGATGAAGTTGCTACACATCTCCCAGGCTTCGGCAGCCACGCTTGGGAAAAGCGGCGGGCATGCAATCAGGCTCTCCCGCTGCACAATCCGGCGCTCCCAGTCTGTGCACGCAGTAGTCCATTCCATATTGCTTCCTTAAACCGCCTTGCCTCCTGCTGCCACCAGCTTTGGAGGCTCGCGCCGGCCAAACTTTCCAGCCGCAGCAGCCTTTGCCTTGGCTGCAGCATCTTCCTTCTTGCCGCTGCTCTCGCCTTTTTTGGCGAACTCAAACGGCATGAGTGCCTTGGCTGCATCAATGCGCAGCTTCGGCTCCAGCAGCCCGTCGTTCATCGCCGCGAGCAAGAACGCCCGCGGATCGCTGTGTGACAGTGCCTTTTTCAGATCAAAGGCGGCGGGCAGATCTGCACCTCCCTCGGGATCAGCAGGGGATGGGAGTACCTTTTCCTGTTGCGACTCAGAAACCCTGGCCATGTGGGCCAGCACATCCTTGTCTTTAGCCAGGCGTGAGCCAGCCGCAGATGCTGAAGCAGCACTGTAGCCAGCGGCCAAAGCCGCCTGCTTGTTGTTTTTGCCCGCTAACAATGCATCAGCGAACAGCCGCTTCTTGCTTGTCAGCGCCATAACAATTCCTTCAGACCTTTAACATCGCTTTAACATCTCGCCAAACCTAAACAACATCAAAACCCATATTTGACGCGGCTTTGCAGCCGATTTCCCGGATGTTAAAGCTTTAACATTTCCCAAAAACGGGGGGATTTTTTTGCGCGTGCGGTACAGGGCGGTCTAGAGCGGCGAGGGTTCTAGACTTTGAGCCCCCCTCCCCCTCACGCACGTCACCAGGGCGTCTCAGATGAGCTAAGGCATAGCGATCGCGCCAGCTAAGACTCTGGATCTATCATTCACAGCAACTCAACCAAGGAGCTCTAATGCAATACGCGATCTTTGACACAGGAGCTGGCTTCCTTCAGTGGATGGGCGAAGCAGCCGACACACACGCAGCCATCAAAGCGCTTCATGCCGAGTCCGATGAGTACGACCACGACGAGCAGGATCCAAACGAACCTTTCATCACGGTCTATCAACTGACAGACCAAGAGGCAACACGACTTGACGAGCTGCTCTCCAAAGGAGATCACATTGATCAGGACTTCGAGGATGAAGGGCTAGAGTTCAACCTTGTCGAGATGCGCCAGATCATTGGCTCATAACCTCAACTCTTCCCGCTGCTTGTCAGAAGAGTGGTGGTGGGCGCAAAGTGGCGCCCAATTGCTTCGCCGCCAGAACAGCGACTGATCGCCCCTGTGCGGCGTTATGTGGTCAACCACCGTAGCAGCCTCCACCCTGCCCTGAGCCTGACACATCACACACAGCGGGTTCTCACGCAAGAAAGCCTCTCGCGCCTTCTGCCACTTGTAGCCGTAGCCGCGCTGCGTACTGGTCATGCCTTCAGTGCGCCAGCTTCCGGCCTGCATCGTGGGCACACGCCTAGTGTCGAGCACCAGCAATCTAGGCTTAAGCATTGACAGCCTTGCCGGTTTAGTTGCCATGGATGGGCCTTAAATGGAAAACCACCATAAGGTGGCTAAATATTTATTGAGGCTACTTTTATGTGGAAGTCCGACAAACGGTAGGCCACCCCTTACGGCGATCTATCCCCTGAACGCACAACACAGCACTCATGCCGAAGATAAGGTGGAACCATCCCAGGATTTGACCTGGCTAGAAGGAGTTCACTATGCCTATTTTGCTCTGGCTACTCGGCGTACCCATTTCAGTTATTTTGCTATTGATGCTATTTGGTGTGTTCTAACCCGCAGCACCCAAAAATCACCGGATACATCGACCCTCTTGTTTAGAGAGGGTGCATCTTAGATGTTAGATAGTGCTACAAAAGCATGCTTAAAGCAAAAGCCCGCAGGGCGAACCTGCGGGCTTTGGATTTTTTGGGCGAGTCAGACCATCAAGTGACTGCCTGGCTCAAAGTCCGGGGAGAGTTCCTCAGGAGGCGAGACGCCTAAGCAGTGCTCGAATTCTCCGTCTTGATGATCTAACGCAGCCCGAACGTTATCACATTTTGCAACGTTCGCACAGAGATTTAATGCATCTTTGTGAACATACGGCTTGCGTGGGCGTTTCGGCAAGTCTGCACATAGTCGATCAGCAACTGAATACCCTGGTCTGACGGCTCCTTGCGCCGCTTCTCCCCTTTGCACTTGGGGCACACATGCTCTTTGCCACGCTTGAGCAATACACCAGCGCCATGGCAAACTTTGCAGCGCGTATCCATCAGCCAGTTCAACGCTTGCGTAACGGATTCGTGCGGATGGGCTAGCTTGCGCTCCTGCGCCACCCAGAGCAAGGCCGAGTAAACGCGCTCAAGATCGCCACGCGATGGCTTGGAAATCAGGCGCAGGTAATGAGAGGCAATGTTGCGCTCACTCATGCCGCTGGCCTTGATCACATCAAGCTGGGTGATGGCGTTGGCGTCTTCGTGCAAGCTGGTGGCTGACGTGGCAGTGATGTAGCGTTGTTCGATCAATGGGTTCTCCCTGTTCAATTACTGTTTTCAAGCCACAGCGGCAAGCCCTTGGGCCATTTGCCTGACTTCAAAATGATTTGTCTGGTTGCCTTGGCCATGGCCGCGCCCAGCTCGGCATGCGCATCGCGCCCACCATCCACCAGGGCGTACTGGTCAAAGGCGGTATGGCAGCCGCACCGGCCCATGTCATCCACACACAGGGGCATGGCGCGCCGGTCGTCCACCTTCATGCCTTTGGCTTTGCCACTGTTTTCGTGGGCGTGGTTGCTGCGGCCCTCGCGCCCGCACCAGCAGCACGGCAGGCTGGCAACCAGTCGGCGGTAGCCTTCGTGGCGAAGTGGGCACTCTTTAGCAATGGCTGCGCAGGCGGGTTTGTCCACACTGACCAGAGCTGCGCGCCCTACCAGCGCCACCAGCGCTTGTGTTTCCTTGGCACTGGCCAGCTGACGGGCAGCACGGGCTGCATGGCGGTCTTCGCTCTGCACCACAAAGCGCTCGTCTCCATCAACAATGTGAGCATCTAGCGCTTGAATGGCACTGGTACCGCAACCTTTTGATGGGTTCTTGAATCCGCTGCGCTTCAGTCCCTTGGTGCCAGGCAGCAATGGTTTCTTGCGGGTCAGCATCACAGGGCCCTCCAATCTGGCGCGATGGAGTACACCGGCTGCAGAAAGCCAAAGTCATCCACCACGCACACGTGCGCACTGCCCACCTGCTGGGGGTGGATGGATTTGCGGCTGTAGGTTGTGTGGCAGAGGTGGTACCGACCTTGGCGGTCGTAGCGCGGGGTGATGTGCTCATTGAGCATCGTTGCCACCGTGGGCGCGTGTTTGGCTCTTGGGCGACGCATGCCGTCCTGGGGGATCCGCTCACTCATGGGTGATCACCACCTTCACCATGCCACCGATTTCTTCACTACGGGCAATGCTCAAGCTCCAGTGCTTGTCATCCACCCCCAGCACGTCAGCCAGGCCATCCAATCCAGACTTCATGCGCGCCAGCGAGTTGTCCAGATCGAACGCCCGGCGGGTTGGTGGGTAGAACGTCAGCGACAGGTGCAGCTTTTTGGCCTTGATGGCTCGTGCACCCTGCTCCCGCGCCTGTAACGCACAGACCCAGCGATATGCCTTCTTTGCCTTGGCAAACTTGCTCCAGTGCAGGCGCGCATTGGGACTCAGCTCCTTGGGAGGCCATGGCAATGTGATCGTCAACAGGTTCACGCAGCCACCTGCTTTCCCTCGACTGCCAGCGCCACACGGTGCTTTGCCCACTCTGCAGCCACCCAATTCACGCCCTTTGGGGTGAACTTGGCCTGTGCGTAAGCGTGCTCAGTGGTGGTGCTCACACCGGTCTTGATCGCAAAGCGGCCGGCCTCAATGTGGTTCTGGTACGGGGTCAGCACTCCGCCCAAGCGATACAGGATCTTGCGATCCTCCAGAAACACGCGGAACTCGGGCTCTTTGGCATTCAGCAGCTTGGCCACCTGACGAAAGCCCATGGCGCCATTGGCTGCCACGTAACGGTCCACGTACTCCACCTTGGGTGCGGCCTCGCGCAGCTGGGCTTCCTGCACCTCGATGTGCTCAGCCTGCTCTGCTGCCAAGCGCAGAGCTTGAGCCATGGTCTGCGGTACAGCAGGTGTTTGCTGGCTTTCCAGCTCCTGCCAACGCTTGTTGACTGCATGGCGATGCGGCAAGCTGTAGCCCGTCACCAAATCCAAACACGCCTGCTTGTTCAACTCAAAGCACGGCAGCTCGCGCCCTGTCGAATCGATGTAAGTGCTTGATTTTACAAACTGACCCGATTTTTCGGGTGAGTAGGTTTCAGCGTAGAAGTCAGCCAGCTTGCGGCAATCAACCATCACATGGTCATGGCGCTTGTCGCAAATCTCCGCAATCTCGCGGCTGGTCATGGTGATGGCCTGCTGGCCAATGGTCATCAGTGCACTCATGCGCGCAACTCCCCTGCTGTGGTTGTGTTCGCCAGCAGCTGCATGGCCTGCTGTGGCAGCGTGGTGATCAGCGTCTTGCCCGCCACCGCGCCGTTTTTCAGCACCGCAATGGCTGCATCACGGTTGCCCACCAGTGCAGGACGTGGCAGTGGAATACCTCGGCTGCTGTACTCATGGTCCGGCGAGCGATCACCAGCAAGGCGACGCTGGTAGTCGAACTGCCCGCGCGAGGTGTACGCCTTGTGCGCCTCTTGGAAGCGGTGCTGCACATAGGAGAGCTCGGCAACCTCAGTGCGGCACACCTTGGGCCAGCCGCCCAAATCCTCAATCACGGCATGAATCGCTGGGTCGTCAAACACCACGTCGGTGTAAGCACCCACAGCACTCATTGCCTCCAGCACCTTGCCCCAGGCCAAGGCTGCACGGTCTGTGCTGGTGCCTTGCAACGCGCGAACAATGTCAGCAACCTTGGGAGCGAACTGGCCGCGTTCAGGGTCGCAGGCATGTTTTTGCAGCGCCGTAGCAACTTGGGCCATGTCGAAAAACTCGAAAGCGTCCCACCACACACCAAGCAAAAACTCCGAAACGTCCCTTCCGTAGTACGCCATCACATCGGTCAACAGATCCGCGAAATCGCCTCGTTCATGCTGCTGCATGGCTACCTCCCTGAGCTGCCCAAGACTGACCAACGCGGCGGTTGCGCTGCTCTAGCGCTTCCTGCTTGTTCGGCTGGATTGGCTGCGTCTGCTGGGTCAAGCCAGATGCCCACTGCGTGCGGTATGCCTCGCACGACGACAGCAGGTCACCAACGTCATGACAGCGCTTCGTCACAAACGGCTCCGAAACATTGGCCACAAACCACGCAGCAACCACCGGCGCCTCTTTGCCAATGCGCTTGACCAGTTGGGTAATGGCGGTGTTCACCTTGGCATTGCGCACCGGTTCGGTTTTGTAGCGGTGCTCAAAGGCCGCGCTGTATGCCGTCCACGTGTCACGGCACAAGGCCTTGAACTCCTCCTCTCGGCTCAGTGGTTCGCCATCCGCGGCGCCGCCAAGCGAAGCTGGCGGAAAAGGTTCCTTGATGGTTCCTTTACGGTTCAATGATGGTTCCTTTGTAGATTTGGGTGCGCCATTTGCCACCCCCTGGTGCGCCTCCTGCACCCCTGGGGTGCGCCGTTTGCCACCCCCAGGTGCGCCTGCTGCGGGGGGTGGTGCGCCATGTGCACCGGGTGCGCTATCTGCACTGGGTGCGCCGTTTTCACCGGGTGCGCTATTTGCGGGGGGTGCGCCATCTGCACCCGTACTTGCCTTTATCCGGTTGCGCTTGTCCGGAGCCTTGGCTGGGTCGTACCCTTGGGGCGTCACGGTGTACACACTGCTTTTGTTCTCTCGGTACTGCCGGAAAACAGCACCCGTGGTCTGCAGCCAGCGCAGCGCCTCCTGAACCGCGCGCTCAGACAGGCAAGTGCGCATTGCAATCGTGTCTACAGCGGGCCAGCATGCCCCGTCGTCGTTCGCCTGATCAGCCAGCGAGACCAGTACAGCCTTCTGTGCCGCAGACATACCTTGCAGCGGCCACACTGCCGCCATGATGATGGTGCTCATATCGCCGCCCTCACCAGCTTCTGGTGCTTGTGCAAACTGCTGCTTTTAGGGCTCACAGTGATGTAAGAAGTCTTGGCCGGTGGGTGTTGGCCTGTTCGGTCGCGCTGCAGTTGCAGGGCAGCTGTCTTGCTGGGGATGTCCCAGGCAGAACGCAGATTTGCGTTACGCAAAAGTTCTTGAGAGGCCATCACTTCCTCCGTAATGGCAAAACCTGACCCTGCTTCGGCTTGAACCGATAGCGCGTCGCCAGGACTTGCTGGGCCAGCTGCGTGGCCGCTTGTTGTCGGGTAAGCCCATGCGCTGCCGCATAAGCATCGAGATCCGCAGATTCCCGATCGGATAGATCGAGGCCCTGCTGGCTTTGTTGGGGTGGTGTAGACACGGGTGCTCATTTCTGCGTTACGCAAAAGTTTCAGAAGCGGCACTGATGTGTCACTGGTTTGTCGCTCGCAATTCCGTAGCTGTCTGCGCAGAATTGGAGCCATGAAAACGAGACAAACCCTCCATCACCAACTCGCGCAGAAACACAGACTTCTGCATCCCGTTGAACTCTGCCAACGCCTCAGCCAAGCGGTCTTCTGCGTCGTTGAGCGACAGATTCACGCGGTGTTTGCGAATGTGGGCGGGGTCGGAATACATGGATCAGGCCTCCTTGACGGGGTTCTTGTTGGTGAATGGGGAATGGGTGCCCGCCGCACCCTGGGCTATGCTGGAAGCTCCTACACAACCAGCACCAGAGAGGGCGGACATGAAACGGGATATGGACTTGGTCAGGCAAATCCTGCTTGCAGCAGAAGCGCAACCTATCGGGGAAACACTCGAAGGCTTAGATGGCGTGGAGCAGGATGTTTTCTCGCTCCACGTCATCTGGATGAAAGAAGCGGGCTTGGTACATGCTGCCGTCAGCGAATACATGGACGGAGGCGCAGCAGCCTTTGTGTTCCGGCTCACATGGAGTGGCTGCGAGTTTGCAGATGCCGTGAGAAGCGACACCTTGTGGAAAAAAGCCAAGACAGATGTGCTCAAGCCAGGCATGTCATTCACCTTCGACGTTCTGAAGGAGTGGCTCAAAACCGAAATCACTCAAGGCTTTCCGACCGCTCGGGCTTTGGGCTAGTAGGTCGCGCAAGTCCATCGCAGCGGCCAAAAGACCAGCCTTTGCCGTGCCTTCCAGCACAGCAACATGCGACGGTTGATTGCGGAATGAAATGTGGGAGCCTGCCATGCTGAACCAGCGCGATGCGCAAGCTGCCACAGCAACTGCAGTTGCAGCCGCGTCACCCGCATTGACTGCTGCCATATCCACCACGGGCACTCTGCGGCTAGCCATGGCTCACCTCTTGGGCGGTGGCTGGCGCGGCAGCTTCTGTCTGCTGTTTGCGATAGAGGCATGCCTGTACGCGGTCAGCGATTCGATCTGGCAACACATTCGGCCACTGGTTAACTGCTTGGTAGCTAACTCCGATTGCTTTAGCTGCAGCGGCAATCGATCCGCCCAACTTTTCAATTGCTTCAGCTTTTTTCATCCTTGGATTGAATCATGATTCACTACAGATTGCAATCACCATTCAATCTACAACAGGCATATTTCAACCATGATTGAATACAGCGAACGCTTACATGCCGCGCTTAAAGCGCGAAACGTCACCATCTCGCAACTAGCGGGAGGCATGGGTGTCAGCTATCAGGCAGTAAAGCGTGTGCTTGAAGGGCTATCCAAAGCGTTCTCTGCTGCGAACAACACAAAGGCAGCCGCATTCCTCCGCATCAGTCCGGATTGGCTTGCGACAGGCCTAGGGGAAATGGAAGCATCATTTGATGCAAACGCCCGACCGGCACCACTAGGCATGCGCAGCTATCCTGTGATCTCGCATGTCCAGGCTGGTGCACTTAAAGAGATTGCCGTGCCCTATGGCCCGAGAGATGGCTTTGATGTGGAGTACGGCGACGATGAAGCATCGCAGTGGTCTTTCTTCTTGGAAATCGAGGGTGACTCCATGCTGCCCGACTTCCGCCCGGGCGATCGAGTGCTGATCGACCCTGATGT